GGTGTTGATTTCACTTCTGTTCCTACAGTTACATTTGGTGACCAGTGGCAAGCATCTACTGCATATTCTACTGGTGACCAAATTTATCAATCAAATCGTTTATACACTGTTACTATTGGTGGAACTACAGGTACTACCGCACCAAGTCATAATAGTGGTACTGCAGCAAATGGAACAGCAACATTAGAATATGTTGGTTCTCCTGCAACTGCTACTGTTGAATTGAAATACGGTGCTGGTTATACTGCAATACCAGATGTTTCGTTTCAAGTTGTGTCAGGTGGTTCTGGTGCTGCTGCATATCTTAGTGGTGTTAAGTCTGAAGCGAAAGTATTCCCAATTCTAGAATCTGGAAGAATTTCCTCTGTAGTTATTCAAGATGGTGGTATCGGTTACACTTTTGCGAACGTTTCTGTTACAGGTGATGGATCTGATGCCACAGTCAGTGTAGATTTATCTCCAGGAGATATTAATACACTTCAGGCAAACACAGAACTATTAACAACTGCTGGACAGATTATGTCTTGTATTGTTATTTCAGGTGGCTACGGTTATGGTGGTGCACCGACTGTTACTATTACTGGTGATGGACAAGATGCTGAAGCGATTGCTATTGTTGAAGATGGTAAAGTTACAAAGATTGAAATGACTAACTATGGTAGTGGATATCGTTATGCTAATGTAACAATCTCTACTGCTGGTGAAGGATTAGGATATGGTGCTACTGCTCGTGCAGTCATGACTCCTTTTGGTGGTCATGGTAAAGATCCTATTAATGGAACTTATGCCAGCACTCTAATGTTCTACACTAACATTTCAAAAGATAAAAACCAAGGGTTTGATGTAAATAACGACTTTAGACAATTAGGTCTTATTAAGAATCCAAGAAAATTTACAACATCTGCTACAGATTATGCTTCATTTAGAGAAATATTAGGATCATCGTGTTTTGTTCTTGGTGGAACAATTAACACATCAACATTCTCTGCAGATAAAAATTTAAGGCTAAATAATCAAAATACTGGAGCATTATTCAGAATCGTAGCATCGACTACAACAGGTATTTTAGCACAATCATTAGAAAACGTAACACCAAGTATTGGTGAAGTGATGATAGATGAAGACGGTAATCAGTTTACGATCGGTGGAGTGACTTTACCAACGATCGATAAATATTCAGGTGATATATTGTTTATTGATAACAAACAGGCATTTACACCTACTGAAGACCAAACAGTTACTCTAAGAACAGTTCTACAGTTCTAGGAGAAGAATTATAAATAATTCTAACGAATTATTACTTTAGGATAGAGAGAAACATGGCAATCGATTTTAATACCGAACCGTATAATGACGATTTCGATGAGGATAAGAAGTTTTATCGAATCCTTTATCGCCCATCTTTTGCTGTTCAAGCAAGAGAACTTACACAAATGCAGACGATTCTGCAGAATCAGATTTCTCGTCACGGTGACCATATGTTCAAACAGGGTGCTATGGTTATTCCAGGGCAAGCATCTGTAGAAACAATCTCTGATCAAAATAATGGCGTAGACTTTGTAAAACTTGCTTCAATCTATAATGGTGTAGCAGTTGAAACATTCCTTTCCGATCTAGATGAATTAGAAATCGAAGGCACAAGTGGTGTTAAGGCTAAGATTATTTTGACGCAATCTGCTGAAAACGCAGACCCAACTACGATTTATATAAGATATCAAAACTCTGGTACAGATGGTGAAACAAAAACTTTCGCTAATGGCGAAGTTATAACCACTTCTGATGGTACATACACATTCCAAGCTGCAGCTGCAGACGCAACAGGCAAAGGTTCTACTGCTACTGTTCAGCGTGGTGTATACTATGTAAATGGATTCTTTGTTCTCGTTCCTAAACAAACAATCGTTCTTGACAAATATTCCAATACTCCAACATATCGTATTGGTTTGAATGTTCAAGAATCTATTATTACTCCTGAAGCAGACGCCACTCTTCTCGATAATGCTCAAAACTCTTTCAACTTTGCTGCTCCTGGAGCACATCGTTATTTTATTGATCTAGAATTAGCAAAACTTGCTGTTAACAGCGAGGCTGATGATGACTTTATCGAACTTATCCGTGTAACAAACGGTACTGTAAAAACTATTGTTGAGCGTACTGAATATCGTTTATTTGCAGATGAACTTGCTCGTCGTACTTTTGATGAATCAGGTAACTATACTGTTAATGGCTGGGGTATTGATGTTCGCCAGCATCGTAATAACGATCGTGGTGCATGGACATCAGCGACAACATTCTCTCGTGGTGATATTGTAACAAACGGTGGTAACACCTACGTTGCTCAGAATGATGGAACTTCTGTTTCAACAGCACCTGTTCATACCTCTGGCACTGCTTTCGATGGTCCAGGAGCGACTGGTATTGAATGGCAGTATAATGAATCGCCACAATATAATCGTGGTGTTTATGATTCTGGTGATTCTACTAAACTTGCTATTGGTATTGAACCTGGAAAGGCATATGTCCAAGGTTACGAAGTTGAAAATGTTTCGACAGCATTTATTGAAGTTGACAAAGCACAAACATTCGAACAAGTTACAAATGGTCAGGTAGATGCTACAGTAGGTAATTATGTATTGATTACTGATGTTAACAATCTTCCTCCAATGGAAGTATTCGGAACAATTAAACTATATGATCGAATTCCTGCTTCTGATGGAACAGTTGCTGGCACTGAAGTTGGTACTGCTCGTGTTCGTTATATGGAATGGCATGATGGTCAACCATTTGGCGATTCCTCAGTATATAAACTAGGATTGTTTGACATTCAATTGGTCGGCACTACCAATTTTGCTCGTGATGTTAAAGGTGTTGGATATGATCGTTCTGATCCACAGCTAAACTTTACTGCGCAAATTGATCCTATTACCACTCGGTTGATTGGTAACGTAACTGCCTCAGGAACAACTGTGACAGGTGCTGGTACTTCATTCGAAACTGATCTGTTGGAAGGTGATTATGTTCTTCTTGGAACTGCTCTTCGTCGTGTAACTGCTATTGGCAGTCAAACATCTATTACAGTCGATTCTTCAGTAACAGTTACTGGTGCTACGATTGATCTTGTTACAACTCAGATCTATGAGCCACAGAATAATAGCCTAGTATTCCCTCTATCAAATTACGCAGTTCGATCTGTTCGTCAATCAAATAATACGAACGATACTAGCTACACTGTTTACCAAAAATTTACTCAGACAGCAACAGGCACAAACCTATCTCTATCAACTACTGGTAGTTTTGCCTCTTCAGCAGAAACTGACAACTATATCGTTGTAGACAATGACGCTGCAGCTGGTGGTAACATTGTTGTTCCTACAAGCATCACTCCAAGTGGGTCTACTGTTCAAATCGTTGTTCCTTCTGGATCAAGCGGACATTCAATGACAGTTATTGCTGCAGTTAATCGTGTTGGTGGTTCTTTCGAGAAAACTAAAACATTGTTTACTGCTACTCCAATGACATTGACGACCAAAGCTGATGCTACTCCAACAACTGTGTTCCTTGAACATCCAGATGTTTATCGCTTGATTAGTGTTAAAATGGATACTGGCTCTTTTGCCTCTCCATCAGGTTCATATGATCTTGACATTACTGAACGTTATGAAATGGATGATGGACAACGTCCAGGATTCTATGATCTTGGTCGATTAATGTTGAAACCATCTTTCCCTGCACCTACTGCTCCTATTCAAATTACATATGAATACTTTGAGCATGGTAATGGTGACTACTTTACAGTAAACTCTTATACCAATATTAACTACGATGAGATCCCACCACAACTAAGGGATTCTATTGATTATCGTCCAGCAGTTTCATATAAGTCTGATCAATTCCCATCTGGGTTTGATCAATCTTCTGCTTCGATTACAGCAATTCCAAAGCGTGGTCTTGATATCGAAACTGATTGGTCTTACTACCTACCAAGAAAAGACTATGTTGCTCTTGACTTCAATGGTAAGATTTTCCCAGTAACAGGTGTTGCTACTCTAAATCCTCAACTTCCAGAATCTCCTGCTTTAGGTATGATTCTTTATGAGATTGAATACGAACCATTTACATTCGGTACTGATGATGTTAGTGTTAATGTTGTTAAGCGTGAAAATAAACGATACACTATGCGTGATATCGGCAAACTCGAAAAGAGAATTAACAATCTAGAGTACTATACTTCTCTTTCAATGCTTGAAACAGAAACTCAATCATTGTCAATTCAAGATGATGTTGGTCTAGATCGTTTCAAGAATGGATTTATTGTTGATAACTTCCAAGGCAATAACGTTGGCAATGCTATTTCTGACGATTATCATTGTTCTATTGATATGGAACTTGGAGAACTTCGTCCATTCTGTGATATTGAGAACGTAAATCTTATTGAAAAGAATTCAAACAATACTCAGCGTGCAGGTTCTAATTATGAATTGCATGGTGATATTATTACACTTCCTATTACTGAAGAACCAATTCTGATTAACCAGAATTATGCTTCACGTTTGGAAAACATTAACCCATTTGCTATCTTTACTTTCTTAGGTAATGTTTCTATTAATCCACCATCAGATGACTGGTTTGAAACAAAACGTCTCCCTGATGTAATTCAGCAAGTTGAAGGTAACTACAACATGCTTCAGCAAACACTACAAGATCAAGGTGTTCTTGGTACTGTTTGGGGTTCATGGACACAATCATGGGTCGGTCAAACTCGTCCAACTGGTCGTGAAACATTCACTGCTGCCAATCCTCGTTGGGGTAATGGGGTATGGGCAAATGCTCGTGCATTAAGACAGGGTGCTACTCAAATTTCATTTAATGAAATGAAACGTCGTTTTGGTACAGGAGGTGGCTTTGGTCGTCCTGCTCGTCAGGTTACAGTAGAAACATTTGCTACTGAAATTGGTCAATCTCGTCAGGGTATGAAAACTACGTTGGCTGTTAAGACAGATTATCAAGAAGTTGCTGATCGTGTAGTTTCGACTTCAGTTATTCCATACATTCGTTCAAGAAATATTCTTGTTCAGGCTAGAGGATTGAAACCAAATTCACGTTTCTATGGATTCTTTGATGGTGTTGATATCACTTCATACTGTACTCCTACTAGTAAAATGACATTCACTGCAGGTTCTGGCACATTTGATACAAAATCAAATGCTGGTGGTAATGCTTCAGCAACTGAACGTCGCATCGGTGGTGATTCTCAGGTATGTCTAAACAGAGGTGATGTTATTGAAGGTGCTACTTCAGGTGCTACTGCGGTTGTGGTTGATTTAACAATCGATGCAGAAAATAATACAAGAACTCTTGAACTTGCCAATATCATTGGTACATTCCAATCATCTGAAACAATTACTGGTTCAATCTCAAATGCTACAGGTACTGTTGGTGCTGTAACAACTCCAACAAATCTTGTCACAAATGGTAATGGTGATTTGAACTTACTATTCAATATCCCAAATACAGATGCTCTAAGATTCCGTACTGGTGAGCGTGAATTCCAGTTGCTTGATTCTGATGATGTTAATGACTGGACTTCTCGTGGACGTACAACATATCGTGCACAGGGTGTTATTGAATCTAAACAGAAAACTATCAACGCTGTTCGTAACGCAGAAGTTGTTAAAGAACGTGTATCAGATACACGAACAGTATTTAATACTTCAGATCGTGTGGTCTCAGACACAGGTTGGTATGATCCACTGGCACAATCATTCTTGGTTGAACAAAGAGGTGGTGCATTTATTACTGAGATTGATATCTTCTTTGCTACAAAAGATACTGCTATTCCAGTCACTCTTGAAATGCGTGAGATGGCAAACGGTACTCCAGGAAAGAATGTCCTACCATTCTCTCGTGTTACTTTGAAACCTGAAGATGTGAATATTTCTAATAACACTGTTGTGCTGAATGACAAAGATACTCCATCTTATGATACGGCAACAACTTTCCGATTTGAAACTCCTGTTTATCTACAGGATCGTGGTGAATACTGTTTTGTTCTACAATCAGATTCTAACAACTACCAAGTATGGATTTCGAATGTTGGTGACAATATTCCAGGAACTGCTCGTACAATTTCTGAACAGCCATATAACGGTGTTATGTTCAAATCTCAGAACGCATCAACATGGACACCTGACCAAAATCAGGATATTAAGTTTGTGATGAGGCGAGCAAAGTTTGATACTTCTGTTATTGGTAATGTTGAGTTTGTGAACGATGTTGTTCCACAAGCAACCTTAACAAATAATCCAATTCAGACTGCCAATGGTGAAGATACTGTTAGAGTCTATCAACGAAATCATGGAATGTATGTAAATTCACGTGTTACTATTAGCGGTGTTGCTGCTGCAGTTAATGGTATTGCTGCTGCAAACTTTAATAAGACGCATATAATTACAGCCATGGACAAAGATTCTTATACAATTGTTCCTGGAACTGGTGTTAATGCTACTTCAACTGGATTCGGTGGTGGTACTGGAATTAAAGCATCACAGAACATTAACTATGATGTGATCAATCCTACTATCCAGATGCAAACATTCTCAGATACTTCAACATCTTTTGCTATTAAGACTACTTCTGGTAAATCTGTTGATGGTAGCGAGAACCCATATGCTGTGGATTCAAATTTCTCCTCTGCGTTGGTCAAAGAAGATAATGAATTCTTTACACCTAGAGTTATTGCTTCTGAAGTGAATGAAACAAATTCTATGGCTGGAGCTAAATCATTAACATTTAGCTGTACCATGACAACTGAAAACGATTCAGTATCTCCTGTTATTGATACTGCTCGTGCTTCTGTTATCGCAATTTCAAATGAGATTAACCAACCTACAGAATCAAACATTAATATAGCTGAACTTGATATTGTTGAGGCATTCTCTCACTCTGATGGAGTGTTTGCTCTAAATGCAGATGGTACAATTACTTCTACCGACAGTGATGTTCGTGATGCGATGTTAAGTATTGGAATCGGTCGCTACTGTACAATTAGTGGTGCTACCACTTCTTCTAATGACAAGACATTCTTGATTGAAGATTTCACTGATGATGGTTCTACTGGCACACTCACAACTGATACTACTTTCTCTGCTGAGAACTCGGTTTCAGGAACTACTCTTGATCTCAAACAAGCATTCCGTGATGAGATTACTCCTATTGCTTCGAGTAGCATAAGTAAATATGTAACTAATCCAGTTAAACTGGAAAACCAGTCTACATTTACTCGAATTAAATTTGCTGCAAACTGCCCATATCAGGCTAATGTAGATGTTTATTATCGTGCTGGTACTGGTGATAAAGGGGTCTTGACTGATCGACCATATATTAAGATCGATCCAGATTCAACATTTAGAAAAGTTGAGAACGGTGATTATACTTACTTTGATGTTGATTACAGTTTAGAAAATATGATACCATTTGATATCATTGAAGTTAAATTGGTAATGAACTCTACAAATAGTAGTGCTGTTCCTAAGATTAAAGATTTGAGGGTGATCTGCTGTGCGTAACCAATTTATAAAAGTTGAAGGGCATACCGCTCTAGTGAGAGATTCTTCTTCTGGAGCAGTTTTGAATACAAATCGAAGTGAATACGAAAGGTACGTCAAACAGAAAAGATTGTTTCAAGAAAGAAACAGTCAGATTGATCAGATAAATAAGCATACAGATGAGATAAATAGTATTAAAGATGATCTTCAAGAAATTAAATCAATGCTTCTGCAGATGGTCAAAAATGTTGATTAAAGGGAAACAATAAATGGCAACTATTACTTTAAGGGCAACCAAAGGTAGTCCACTAACAAATGCTGAGGTTGATGCGAACTTCAATAACATCAACACAGAGGTGGGGACTAAACTAGCGACTGCTGACTTTACAGGGGCAAATATTCTAACAAAAATCAAGACAGTAGACGGTGCTCTTTCTGGTCTTGATGCTGACACAGTAGACGGTGCAACAACTGCTACTGCGAATACTGCAAACACAATTGTTCTGCGAGATGGTTCTGGAAACTTTACAGCAGGTACAATTACTGCTGATACAAATTTTGTTACTAGCGGAAATGCTACATTTAGCGGTAAGGCAGGAATCACAAGCGGATCTATTACAGGTATTACTGATCTAGCTATTGCTGACGGTGGTACTGGGGCTGGAACTGCATCTGGTGCACGAACAAATCTGGGTCTTGCCATTGGCACAGATGTTCAAGCATATTCTGCAGGTCTAAACGCTCTTTCTGGTGTTACTGCTGCAGCTGATAAAGTTCCATACTACACAAGTGGATCTGCAGCTGATGTTATGACAGTAACTTCTACTGCAAGAACTTTGCTTGACGATACTTCAATTTCGGCAATGCGTTCAACTCTTGGTCTAGCAATTGGTTCAAATGTTCAACCATTTGATGCTGATCTTTCTGCTTTAGGTGCAGTTAGCACTAATGGCATTCTTGTTAGAACTGGT